TATGAGTGATGTGAGATAGTTGTTGTAATGAAACGCATTGTCCCCAATCGCCGTGACCCTGTTACCGATATGTAAAGTTTCCATTGACGTAACAAGATTTGCTTCTGTCGTGGTCAATGTCGTAGCAGAGGTCATCACCGTGTTAGTGGCGTTGCCGATTAGGGTATGTTGGAGGAGGTCAGACTGCATCGCAATCGGTCGTCCACCAACGACGGCATCATCGCCAATCGTAGGTTTGTCGCCTTTAACACCAAGCACGTTTTTTGGAGGAATGACGCCAGAAACATCTGCTAACTCAATATTTGCAGAGAATGTTCCGTCAGCATCCGTTGTCAGTACCTCTCTGAAATTTGCATTCCCTTCGGGCGTCCCGCTCGTCACACCCGCAGGGAGGAACACAAGCACGTCGTCAGTTGTCACCATCCATATTGGACCAGTCCTAGTAACAGTGTTGGCCGCGATGTTGGCCAGATCTACGTCGAGGGCGTCTAGTAACTGGGCGTCGATTGCCTCTTGGACGATGTCGGTGAGGTCAAAGGCAACCTTGTAATTGGCTGCGTCTGCACCGAACGTGGTTGACGTGAAGTCGGATGTGACGATGTACGCCACCCAGCCTTCGTTGAAGCTCTGACCACGGACGTAGGCTGTGCCGCCCCCGACATACTCACCTGTGTAAGCAGTGCGGTCTTCAAAGTCTTTCACCAACTTCTGGATGGAAGGTACAAACTCCCCTCCAGTTGCTTGGTACGTTGCTTGGTCACCCCCATTTACCCAGATGTCAGCGTTTGCGCTGTCTCGGTTGAGGTTGTTGACCACTGTGATCACCTGTTCATTTAATGTTGGCATGGTATTTAAGCTCCGAAGTAGTTAGGTAGTGTGGTGTTGATGAGTTCATCAAGAGGATCACTAGCTGTCAACATCTCATCTGGTGTGTCACCCCAGTGGAGGAACAGCTCGACCACCTCAGCAGAGGTGTAGTTTTGGCTGAGGACAAGTGCATCGAAACTGACCCTCCAGTACCCGACACCATAGTGTGCGGAAGAATATTTGCCATCCACAGGCGTCACCACATACGGGTGGTACCCATCAGCGTCGATGAACAGGCTCATGTTGAAGTCTGATGCACCATTGGAAAGCGTGTGTGTCCACCACCCTTGGAACAGGTCAAAGTCTCGCTGATCCATCTCGATGGTGATCTTTGCTGGTCTGCGCAAATCATTATAGGCATTACGCTGCCGAAGACGCCCGGACGCAAATTTGGTGGAGATGACACCTTTGTCCTTCTTCACTGTAAACTTCGCGGCAGGTTTGGGCAGCTGCGTCGGGTATTGGAGGTCGGTTGGCATGGTTCTATCTTCTCCGCTTGTCACGGGTTTGCAAGGCTCTTTCAGTGTCTCCTCTGCCTGTCCGGATGCTGTCGTTGATTTTGTCAACTGATCGGGTCACTGCGATCTCAATGATCCGTGCCTCGTTGGTTTCACTCTGACTGACCTCAATATCATCGGCAGGTGCGCCAATGACGTTAACGATCACGGGCTTTGATTCTGCCCTGTGACCTCCCTCAGCCATGTCGAGGAGGTGTCTCTGTTGTGAGTAGTTGAGGATCATCTCACCGCTGTTTACGTTAGCTGTGAGGTTGTCCCCATTGAAATTGTTACCGGGGACGATGCCCCCACTGGCATAGCTGCCCACATCCTGGCTCGCGATTGCAGCCACATTAGCCATACCTGCTGCAACAGCAACTCCTGCCAACACAGCACCAAAAGGTGGTGGTGCTGATGCTAGGGCGACATTGGCAGCTTCATAGGTTTTAATTGTGGCATTCGCGATGGCACCCACCTTGTAGATAGCCCCAAGCTCTTTGTTGCCAGTTTTGGCGAGTATGAGCATATTGTCTTGGAAATTGTCGAACATCACCAGTGAGTCTTTCCACTTTTTTACCTCTAGGTCTTTGATCTTTTTGTCCCTGTCGGCAGTGATCTTCCTCTCAATCTCATCCACGTTTTTGCCAGTCAACGCTGCATAATTGGCGGCAATGTCCATGCGTCTCCGCCAGGACGCTTGGATTGCCTCCTCCTCAGTGTAGAGCGACTCCTCCAGACGGGCGAACGATGTCTCAACCCGTTCCATCTCAGCTTCATCGAAGTTGTCCCATTTGGATGAGTTGACAGCTACCTCTTCGGCACTGCCTCCTGCCACATCTCCATTGGGTGTAGCGAAGGCCTCATCCCTTTTGTCCCTCACCTCCACAAGCATATCCTTGAGGATCTTGGCTTTGTTGCTGGCCTCTTGGATTTTCATCCCAAGGTCTGTATGGAGGACGTCCCCAAAGGTGAAATTTTTCCTCTCGTCTTTGAGGTTGCGGATTTCATCGTTGAGCTTTTTGACCTCCATGCTGATCAGACCCGTCTGTGCATTGAGCGCAGTCACATCCATCTCCTCAATCATCTCTTGGAACTCATCTGAGACCTCTTTGAACCTTAAGTCCATGAATGCAGCCCGTGTGTCCGTGACTGCTCGTTTCGCACCGACACTGAACACAGACATTTGCTCTGCAAGATCAACAAGCACCATCTTGTCTTTCTCCTCACGCAGGTACCTCAACTCATTACTCACATAGTTGAAGAAGTCACCCCACGCTTTTGTGGCACTAGACGCACCCTGCCCTATAGAGAACAATAGTGAGAGCTCGTTGGTCAACTCCGTTGCAGCAGTACTGAGCCTACGCCATGATGCGCCGAGGGTGTCAGTCTTATCAGCTAAATTGTCACCGAACTCCTGCTGGAGTGCCTCACTGTAGACCCGGATGAATTTGGCGGAATCAACAAGACCTAACTCAAGCTGTTTGTTCAATTCCGCAGTCGTCACCCCAAGTGCTTTAGCTGCCAGTGAGAACGCACCAGGGATGCGCTCACCAATCTGGTTTCGGAGTTCTTCCGCTTGGACTCTGCCCTTAGAAGCAACCTGCGAAAATGCAACTAGGATGCCATTCACCTCATCGGCCGACATACCAAATGTGGCAGCGGCGTTAGAGACACCAATGAAAAGCTGCCTTGCTTGCTCGGCATCCATGCCCAGTTGGCGAATGGATTCTGCCATACGTGTGTATGGTGCCACAGTGTCTTTCAGCACCAATGCGTTTTCCCTGGCGACACGACGCAGAAAGTTCATCTCGGTCGCTGCTGCCTCGGCAGACCCCGTGACCTGCTCTAACTGGACGTTGAATTTTTCGTATTCCGCAGTGGTCGTCAACAACACACGTACCCCACTCAGTGTGGCGTAAAACATAGCCAGTGGACCGAGTACTGAGTTCAGCACAACACCAAACCCTGCAGTGGCTTTTGTAGCTCCCTTCACCCCACGGGTGTAACCAGTAACTGCGGTCGTCTGTGCCCCCAGCCTCAGCTTACTGAGTTGTGTAGCTGTCAAGTTTGTTGACTTACCGAGCTTCAACATATTGGTGTCGGTTCTCCCGACTGCCAAGTTGATCTTCCTCATGTTGGCAGCAACGCGATTGCTCTTGTCCGCCATAGTACCAATGGAGGTACTTGTGAGTTTCGCCGCCCTTGTGAGCGCGAGGAGACGTTGCGTAGCGAGCTCTACTTGTGTACTCTCTACTTTAAGGACCAGTCTCGTTATGTCTTCTGCCATGATGGGACTCAGCATAAAGCCTATTTAGAGCTAATATCAACTCTAATTCCTCACCTCGTAATTTGACACCTTTTACACTCGACCATGCGTGGATCTCAGACCACGAAAAACTCCCACCCTGCACCAGCTCCAAGAACCATTCCCAGATGTACCTAACCTCTGAGGGCATCTCCGGTTGGTCGGCCAGCTCTCTGGGCTTTACCCCCGTCTGCTTCCAGACCTTGTCGAGGTGCGCCCGCTTTGTGGATTTAGACCCCGGTACGGGTTGGGACAGATTAAACTCCGCTACTGCGAACTGCTTGAGTTGCTCTGCCCTTCGGAGAAAAAAAGTTTCCGGTTCCCTGCTATCTTGTTGATTTTGTCCGCAATCTGAGGTGCGTTAACCAGCAGTTTAATTTTATTTTCGTGGGTACATTCCTGCTCAAGGTTCCACCCCCCAATGAGTGCCGCGAGGATCTCCAGTTCGCTCTGCTTCTGCGCATTGTCGATGTACTCCTCCTTCTCAGCATCCTTCATACCATCCACATCAGCCTGTAATGACACAAGATTTCTGCGCTCACGGATATCAGCCTTGTGGTAGGCATCAGAATCGACCCCGAGGATGGTGAGGTAGAACTCTGTTTCACCTCCATCTGGTGTGTAAAGGGGTAGTTTAATGCCTTTGTTGGCGTTGTCGCGTGTGAAAAATTGTTCCATACTGGGACGAAAACCTGTTTTTTGTCTGTGGTCAAACAAAAACCCCACACCTTCGGCAAAAGGTGTGGGGTCAAACAACAACACCAACTTTGATATTTGTCTTATACGGGAGTCCGGGTGATCACCAACTGGGACAGGTCAGCACTATTGTACAGTGCTTGGATTGGCAGGTTGATCGTAATTGAACCTTCACCAGAGACGTCCGGCTGGCCACCATTGTATTTAATGCGTGGCAAATCAATCTGATATGAGTTACCATCCGGGTCTGTCAGAGTCACAATCAGAGAAGACTCAGTCTCATCAAGGAACTTCTGCATGAGGGCAGCATTCTCAAAGTATGCAGTGATCGACCCGGTCAAGTTGCTCTTGCCGATTGATGGCAAAATGGTTTCGTCTGAGCCGACGACATTGCGCACTGCAAGCCCATTAGCCAATGACAGTGTAACTTCAGTCACCACAGAGATGGCACTGCCAGCCTCGGTGATGGTACCGGTGAATGAGTCAAATGGTGCTGTACCCGCAGGTGCGTCGAATGTTGGCGTACCCAGTGAGGTGAGGTCACCCAAAAGAGTGAGACCCTTACCAAGTGTGCCAAATGAGCCCGTGACAATACCACTCGCGGGGATCGTCAAGTTGAGGGTGTTAAACTCGACACCTGTAAACAAGTGGTACGGCTTGTCTGCTGCTTTCAAATCAGTGAAATGGCGCAGCACCGAGAAGGAACGACGAGTCACACCTGCTGTAAGGGCATCCCCTGTCCATGTGCCGAGCATGACTGCTTCAAGCAGATCATCAAAAGACCCGTAAGACAGCTCAAAATTGATGTCACCTGCCACGGATTTAACACCATGTCGGAAGTGCGCGATCTGTCGGTTCTCATTGAGCTCCTCAGATTGGAAAGTCTCTTTGGTGAGACCGAGTGTTGTCCCTGTATGGCGGAGATCAGAAAATGTTGGGTCAGCAACAGGTGTGACCCCATAGTCCGTCTCCGCGACATATGACATATTGTGTAGTGCTGAATCAGCCATTGTATTATCCTCAGTTTATTGGGTTAGACGTTGGCACGGGTCAAGTCCGTGCGATAGTAGATATTAAGTGGGCGAGTAAACCAGCTGTCAACAGTTGATCCCACATCCACGCCAACACCTGTGATGACGACCTTGGTGTCCCCGTTGACGAAAGATTTCCCTGCTGGGAGGGCTTGCCTCGCCCCGGTGATAAGGTCATCCACAACGCCAGTACCGCTGTCTGTGGGGACTGCATATGTGATGGTAACAAAACCGACCATGCGATCATCCCCACCAACCCCCATGGTGGTGGGTCTGGGGGTATCCGCCTCATTTTCAATGGTAACCCACAAGTCTTTGCCTACAGGATTGAACTCAGTGTTCTCCCACTGGGCACTGTCCTCAAGACCCTGTGTAGTTAGCAGGTCCAGGACCATCTGATTTATGATTCTTTTCGCTGTGGTGTAACTCATGCCAACCTCCTAGCCATAATCCTGTGTTGTGTTCTCCTAAGGTTCTTTGCCACCATCCGGTATGGGGGTGTTGATTTCCACCCTTTTTTCTCAGCATTAATGGCATAGTACATACTATTGGTGAGGTTTAGAGACTGACTTCTTTTCTTGTTCGATTCATTCGCAAGCATCCGTGAGATGGTGTTCCTTACCAATCTGGTGCGCACCATCCCGGTTGTGTCCCTGGCTTTGAGGACTTTGAACGCTGCCATCTTGCCCCTCGACGGCACCCAGTTGCCCTTGAGCCTACCTTTGTGCCACTCTCTACTGACTGGAGTGTCCCGGATGACACCAGCGAAGAACCCGTATGCAACCTCAGCGTGTGTGGTCGATACCTCCGTCAACACCTTGTCTGACCAATTTTTCACTCCTGCCACTAAGTCCATTTTTCCCCACTTTCTATGCACCCCACGTAGTTGATCAGTGCCACGCCAGCAGGGTTGAGGGGCTTGGTACCAATGGCTTCCATCACCATGCCGTCAAATCTGATGAGATCCCCAACCACTGGCTCAAAACCTATCCCTTTGGACGCTACGATGAACACCCGACCAATACGTTTGATCTGCTCATCAATCGTCTCGTCAAAAGACACCAGGAAGTTGTTCGATGGTAGTGACACCATCTTTGCTGATGTTTCGTCGTACGTGTTGGTTGTCTTCTTCCCTGTTACAGGGTCAAACGCTGCTGTGCTGCGGCGTATCTGCCCGTCAGTGCCGAACTTTTTCAGCATCTCATAGGCAGAAGCCTGTAATTTTCTGTAGTCAAAAGTTGTCATGTCACGCCCGGTAAACAGGGAAGAAATTGCCACTGACATCAGCCATGAGTGGCTTTAGGATATCGAGTGCAGCGTTGAAAATCGGGGATACTGATGAGCGACCACCTTCAAAGTATTCCGTTTTGATAGGACCGACCTCTTCTCGTCTCGTCTCACGCCCAGCACCAATGGGGCGGAGATCCAAGCCATCCGCTGCATAAGAGGCCAACACAATCTGTGCGTCTTTGACCTGTTGGGGGATGGTGTCAGATGCAACGTAGTCACCAAAGAGTGTGGCCCCCATCCGGGGATAGACCATAGACTGTGCCGACGTCAGTCGTTCACCTTTGAACTTTTGCTCAAGCGAAAGCAGATAGTCACCTGCCTTGACGAGTGCTTGCTCAACCTCGACACCATCCACTGGTAGATCGATGCCTCTATCACTTGTATACGCTCTGGCCTCAGCCAAAGTCACAAAACTGTTCGCCCCTACCACGACTGTTCCATCTTCGATAATTAGTGCCATATTTTTTGTTTAGACCAAATACTTTCCTGTGTCCACAAAAAAGCCCCACCCAGGTTTTACTCCGAGTGGGGCTTCCTATTACACAGGTCCGCAAGCCAAACTTACACAGGACAAATACCTCTAGTCTAAAGAGCCGTCACTCTTGCTCTTAGGTTTCACCACTTTCAGAACCTCGACGCCCTTGGCTTTCTTGTACTGCTCCGGCACTTTCCCTGCCACGGAGGTACAGTTTTCGAG